GATGTGGTGAGAACCGATGCCACCGATCTCCTCAGCAGCATGGAAGATGTAGAGGCCAGGAACCTCGCGGAGGATCATCTGGCGCATCAGCCACACACCTGCCGTGCAGTCAGCACCAAGGCACGAGCTGTCAGCGTTGGGTGAGAGGGAGAGCATACCGCCACCGTAGGTGATACGCTGCCTGCCGCCCTTGGCGTGCACAGTGTCAGTGTGGGAGGACCACAGGATACGTGACAGCGATCCGTCCCTGTTGGGGATGTTGATGTAGCGGTTGCCCTTGGCGTCACTGCGCATGTCGGGGATGCTGTCGAGGTAACGCTTGACGAACAGCGCCTCGGTCTCACTGCCAGCAGGGCGGCAGTAAGTGTGCATCTGGAGCAGCTCGTTGATGATGGGGTTGCTGAGGTTGAGTTCTCGCACCTTGCTGGGCATGGCGCTGACGTTGGTCTTGCGGGTCATAGGTATCTCCTGGGTTAGAGGTTGACGGGGAGTTCAAGCTGGTTGGCGTCAGCGACGAAGGTAGGCATCGGGTATCCACGCTCCTCCTGATCGGCGACGTAAGCGTTGTGGCAGTCATGGCAGCGCATGGTGTTGGTGTAGATGCTGTCGGGATGCACCATGTCGTTGGAGAAGATCTCCTCGCAGTCCGGGCAGCGGAAGTACTCGCCCTCAGTCTCCTCCTGGCACCACGTCTGGGTACCAGCACGGGTGTTCACGATGACTTCCATCGCCGTGTAGTCGCTATCGGCGTACCACTGGTCCGTGTTCTCGCAGTGGAAGGCATAGGACTGTGCAGCGTCACCGCTCCACAGCTCCTCCCAGGTACGCCAGGGGCTACCAATGCCGTTGTGAGTGGAGCGACGGGCACGGCGCCACACTGTCGTAGGGTCGCCATTGTTGTGGCTGTAGCTGTCACCGGAGTAGGCACAGGTGAAGGCTTCGTTGTCATAGCAGTTGAGGCACCACGTCTCGCCGTCCACCGAGTACTGATCGTCGTCGCGGTGCATACGGTCACCACAGCAACCGCACTGGGTACGGGAATAGTTGCCAACCTCGATGGTGCCGCCAGTCTCATCAGCAGCGTAATCGCCGCTGTCGCAGATGAAGAACCTACGCTTGGCCGGGTGGTCATCGACGGCCTTATCCTCACCATCGAGGTAGGGCATCAGGAAGGTGCCATCCTCATCATCGGCATCGAGTTCAGTCTCAGCGGGGATACGGTTCAGTGGTGCACCAGCGAAGCTGGTGGTCCGTTCGTACTCACGCTCCCTGAGCATCGCAGTCAGGGCAATGCGGTACTGATCGGTGAGGCCGTAGACCCGGACGAAGGTCTTCTCACGGGGCCACAGCACAGCTCGGGCAGTGACGCTGTTGGGGTTCTGAGGGTCGGTGGTGTAGGCAATCGCCAGTCCATCCTGATCAGTGGCATAGGCTTCAGCAGGGTGGAGGTTGAGGGAACCGGTATAGCTACGAGCAGCACGGGCCATGCAGGACACATGGTCGGAAGACTCAGACTTGACAGGCTGATCGTTGTACGCAAACCGGAAGGCATCCCTGGCGTGGCTGATCACCAGGGTACTAGAGTTGACAACAAGCCGAGACTCGTAGCGTGCCGCCAGATCACGGATCTTGTCGGGGGTAAGCCGATCACTAGCAAAGCGGGCAAGGTAAGTGGAGGCAGGCACCACGGTCTGGATGTCACGCATCCCCTTCTCAGGGGACTCTGTAAAGGCAATCTTGGTACGGTCCTTAGACACATGAGCGAAGTGGCCATCCTTGGTATAGCCAATGATGTAGCTCGGCAGCACCGCGTGGTGGCCAGTGGCCAGACGGGACGCTTCTCGCTCCATCCAGCTGTCGTCAACCAGCTGCTGGATACGGGTCTTTACACCAGGGTAGTTGACACGAGCTGCAAGGGCAGCATCGGCGGTAATGTAAAGGTCGCCATTGACAGGAACGCCAGTGGACACATCAATGAGCTGGAACATCTGTCCATTCACCTCTGTTGTGGGGCATCGGCGGAGCGCCGACCCGGTTCCCAGGCTAGCCCGGCGGCCCCGCCGTGTCAAGTCCGGCCCCATCAATGGTCGCAACAATCTATTATGATGTCGTGATCTATTTTGTATGTATAACGTCGCGGTAGCGCACAGATTGTTAAAAGGGTGGAAAATTAGTGGGTTACGAGGCAGGATCTGTCAACAATCTAATAATCTAAAAAATATTCGTAAAGAGCGCCACAAATTAGAAGAGAGTTGGGGGGTGTAAAGGGGAATGCACTGTACATGCTTTACGTATCCACCAGGGGCCTCGCGCATGAGGAAAGGGTTAAAATTCCTTTTTTACGGATTGTTAGAAAATATAGATTATAGACAGAGAGAGAGATCCTGGAACCCATTGGTTTTCCATGGTGTTTACGTGTCAACTAGCCTACAATCTGTAAAGATCTAACTTTACAGTATACGGAGACAAACGTATAAAATGTAAAAAAACAGGCTATTTTTACAGATTGTTGTACTTGTTTTCCTATCCATAGGCCGCCAGACCTATAGAACGCCATTATGCGCGCACTTTGCTGACCTAGAGGCCCCCGACGTATGGCGAGCGCAGCGAGCACGCAGAGGCGGCGCACAGCCCTGGTGTCAAGGCAATAAAAAACCCCGCCTTTCGGCGGGGCTTGAGGTTAAGTGGGGGTCTGAAGTCTAACAATCTCTAGGATCTTGCTGTCCTGGGTTAGGTGGATCGTGGTGATAGCGACGCTACCCTCGTTCATGGGATAGCGCGGCGGTAGGCGCGAGCAAAACCGCAGCCAGTCTGCGCGCGTGATGCCTTTTCGGAGGGTGCGGCGGGTTTTGTTTGGGTAGATGATGATGATGTCCATGTTCACTCTCCCCAGAGGGGGAGGGGCTTGCGCCCCTCCTGGTGTTAGATGTTAGGCAGCTCGCCGTTGAGGCAGGCTTCCACTACGATGTACGCATCCTTGAGGTGGCACTCTCGTGCTCGGTAGGCATCCGCCGTGGTCCACTGCTCCTGGTCTTCGCTCTCCATAACACTGCGGATGTCTCGGATAGCCAGCCGGTAGATGATGTCGAGTGCCGTGCGGATTTCTGCGGCGGTCGGTTTGACAAAGTACATAGCCATGATGGTTACTCCCAGAGGTGGGGCGCCTCGCGGCGCCCCTGGTTGTTAGGTCACGACCAGCAGCGCGATGAACGCTGCCAGGAAGAGGGCAAAGGTTGCCGCCTCTGCGATGATTTTCATGGTTCTTCTCCGGAGGAGGGAGGCGCCTTGCGGCGCCTCCCGTTGTGTTACCAGGAGAGAGAGGGCTTGGCGGCCTTCTTCTCCTCACGCTCTTTCTTGGCGACGGACACGCCGCCCCACTTGAAAGAGACAATCAGCTCGTGCTTGGGATCGAGGCGCTTGGTCTCGATCAGGCGCTTTTCCAGCGCCTTGCGCAGCGTCTCTCGCGCCTCAGCCGCCTTAGTCGCGGCGGCCTGCGCCTCAGTGACCGCCTTCTGCAAGGTGGCCGGGAGGCTGGAGGTGTCGAGCTTCGCCCAAGCGAGCTTGTCGTTTGCCATGGTTCTGATCCTCAGTTTGAAAGAGCAACCCGTGGGGGCCATCCCGCCGCCGGGGCCAGCTCGCTGCTGGCCCAATTATTAGGACATATTCGCCCGGAAATGTCAAATGCCGCCCGTTTCCGGCCTCGCAGCGCGCTGCGCCGCGCTTGCTTCGCGGCTTGGACCGGCCCCACCTGGACTGGCAAAATCCAGGCCCCCCCTCACATGCGTAAGCCCCGTAAACCACGACCTAAAAATACCAAAGATTAACTTTTCGTAATGAAATATCCAGCAAAAAGCTCGCCTTGACGCCCACATCTCAGGCACATACGCTAAGAACCCAGGGATCTGAGCAGTACAGATGGACCTTTCGACCGTCTCACCGACCAAATGGACCAATCGGCTGGCGTTCGACATCGCCCTTCGCCTCGAAGGTAGCGGTGAGGACCTCGATGAGATCGTCACGCGGCACCAGATCGTCGCTGGCGACCTGCTGGTGTTCAACAAAGACCCAGTTTTCCTTCGCAAGGTCTCGGATTTCCGTGACGAGATCCGCGATAAGGGGGTCACCTTCCGCCTCAAGGCCCGCACGCAGGCTGAAGAGCTGCTCAAAACCTCATGGATGCTCATCCACGACCCCGTGGTGAGCCCTGCGGTGAAGGCCGACCTCATCAAATCCACCGTGAAGTGGGCGGGACTGGAGCCCAAGAACGACGTGGGCGACGGCGCTGCCGCTGGCGGCGTCAGAATTACCATCAACCTGGGGGGTCAGGAGCTTGGAACAGCGACGGTCATCGACGCGACGCCACAGCAGATCGAGTCCGACTCCGACGACAGCGAATCTGATTGAGCTGGAGAGCCCGGTAGAGGTCAAAAGGGTCGAGCAGGAGCTGATGGCACGTGGAGCGTCCTACCGGACGCGGATAACCAACACCCGCAAGCGTGGATTGCGCTACCTCGTGGAGGTTTTCCAGTGAGCAACACTCGCAAAGAGCCCACCCACGGCGAGTACGACGACGATGAGAGCTACACGACCGATGGGTCGTGGCATGTGGTGCCTGCGGATGACATCCGAGAGCACATTTTCACCGAAGATCCGCCCTGCTGGTGCGATCCCTACTACGACGAAACCTCGGGCTACCACATTCACCATAGCGCCGATGGCCGCGAGGCGTACGAGGAGGGTTGGCGCAAGCCACACTGACCATGGCACTCGAAATTGACTACACACCGCCGCCGACAGGTAAGCGGTTCATGCACTCTAACCGGCGGATGCGGGTCCTGATGGGTCCAGTCGGCTCTGGTAAGAGCGTGACCTGCTCCTTTGAGGTGGTGCGGCGCGCTACCATGCAGAAACCCGACGCTCAGGGGCGTAGGCGCTCGCGCGCGGCCATTGTACGTGAGACTGCGAGGCAGTTGCAGGACACCACGATCAAGACCTTCCTCGATTGGTTCCCACCGGGCCAGTGCGGGGAGTACATGCGCACCACCAAGACCTACTTCTTCAGGGTGGGCGACGTGGAGTGCGAGATCATGTTCCGCGCGCTCGACGACGCGGACGATGTGGCCAACCTGAACTCGCTGGAGCTGACCTTCGCGTGGTTCAACGAGTGCCGCGACATCCACCCTGACATCGTGGACGCCATGTCGAAGCGCATTGGGCGCTTTCCGTCTGCCAAGGACGGCGGGCCGACGTGGTTCGGGATGTGGGGTGATACCAACCCACCCACCATGGACACGTGGTGGTACTACCAGATGGAGAAGTTGAGCCCGGTCGATGGCGTCTCGCTGAACGAGAACGGCTGGGATGTGTTCAAGCAGCCGTCAGGCCGGAGCCCCTACGCCGAGAACCTGGAGAACCTGCCGGACGGGTACTACGACACCCAGGGCCGGTCGGATGAGTACGTCCGGGTCTACATCGACGGCGAGTACGGGCTCTCGCTGGCAGGCACGCCGGTCTACAAGTACTTCAAGCCGGACTACCACATGGCCAAGGCGCCGCTCCGGGCGATTACCAACGGGGTGCGGCCCATCGTTGTGGGGATGGACCTTGGGCTTACGCCTGCGGCGGCCATCGGGCAGCAGGACCCGCGTGGGCGGGCACTGATCCTGGCTGAGGCGGTCAGCTTCGACATGGGCATCCAGCGGTTCGTGCGAACGGTGCTCAAGCCGCTGCTCTTCGAGCGGTTCCCAGGGGCGCCGGTCCTCATAGTGACCGACCCGGCGGGTGTGCAGCGCGCCCAGACCGACGAGCGGAGCGCGGTCGATATCATCAAGGCTGAGGGGTTCAGGGTCATCTCGGCTAGGACCAACAGCATCTCGGCCCGGGTCAACGCGGTCGATGACTTCCTGATGCGGCAGGTCGATGGCGACCCGGCCTTCCTGATGGACCCCAGCTGCACGCAGCTCAAGGCGGCCATGATGGGGGGCTACCGGTACAAGAACCGGGGGGATGGCGGCATCGACAAGAACAAGCACAGCCACATCGCTGAGGCGCTCCAGTACCTGATGCTGCACATCGGAAATGCGGGTGAGGGGGCGATGGTTAGGGTCAAGCGGGACATCGTGCCGATTGCCGCCGTGGGGTGGACCTGATACCTTCTGGGTGGACCGCATGGTGCGGATTCCATTCACTCTCCCCCGCCTGCCCCCCGCCCCACTAGGCGGGGGGTTTTTAGCCATGGGGAGAAGGGCCTTGCACCCCCAAGATTTAGCGTGTTAGGGTCCTGGTGGGTACACGCCTCTGTACCCGTGTTCACCTCCCAAACTTCCCTGTCGGTTGAGCCCCCCGGCTCCCGACAGGGGTTTTTTGGGCAGCGAGGGGGTTGGTATGGCGACGGTTGCTCCGGTTCTCTCCCGCACCGCTGAGGGTGTTCCCTATCTGCTTTGGGAGAACATCGCCACTGGCGATACGGTGCTGCCCTACGCTGTGCAGGGTCGGCTGGGGCTGAACGCGGCGGTGCAGTTTGCTGGTACCTTTGGCGGTGCGACGGCCAAGCTCCAGGTGTCGAATGACGGTACCACCTACGCCGACATCAAGGACGTGCACGGCACGACGGTTAGCGCCACGGCGGCGGCCCACTTCGAGATTGGACGCTCCTCGATCTACTTTCGCCCCAGCGTGGCGGGCGGGACGAGCGATGCGGTCGATGTGTACCTCGTCCTTCGCGGACCTGTGAGCTAACGGGGAACCCATGCCGGGCCTCACCATTCTCCGCGTCGTCAGTAACTCCGAGATCGAGCGGGCCGAGAAGGAACGGCTGGATGCGGAGGTTCAGGCTCGGCAGAATAGTGACCTGATCCTTGGCCTGTCGGCCTACATGCGCGAGTGCTGGGATGCCGCGCGCATCGCCAAGGACCCCATCAACGACCTCATGCTGAAGGCCATGCGCCAGCGCAATGGCGAGTACGAGGCCGACAAGCTGCAAGCCATTCGCAAGCAGGGTGGCTCCGAAGTTTATATGATGCTCACCGAGGTGAAGTGCCGGGCGGCTGAGAGCTGGCTGCGCGACATCCTCCTCGATACTGGCTTCCCCCCGTGGGATATGCAGCCCACGCCTATCCCTGACCTCTCGCCCGACCACACAGGAGAGATCCAGCAAGGCTTTGCCGAGCGGGTCGTTGAGATGATCCAGCAGACCGGGCAAGCCCCCAGCCCGGCTCAGATGCTGGAGATGAAGGAGATCGTCGCTCAGGAGTACCGTTTCAAAATCCTCCAGGCTGCCCAGGCCCGGGTGGATGGGATGAAGATCCGCATCGACGACCAGTTCGCTCAGGGTGGATGGGCTGATGCGTTCAACGAGTTCATCACCGATCTGGTGACCTTCCCCTGCGCCTTTGTGAAGGGGCCGATTGTCCGGCGTCAGCGTCACCTGGGCTGGGTAAAGGGGCCAGATGGCCGCACCACGGTCGAGGCTAGCGAGCGGCTGGCGCCTGAGTTCGAGCGGGTTAGCCCGTTCAACATCTACCCCGAGCCGGGCATCACGCGCCTCAACGACGGCTACCTGTTCGAGCACCATCGCCTTAGCCGTTCGGCCATGGCCGATCTGATCGGCGTGCCGGGCTACGACGATGCGGCCATTCGCAAGGCCATCGAGGCTGGTCCGGGCCAGAGCTGGGTCTCGGAGACCATCGAGATGCAGCGCGAAGAGGAGGAGCGCAAGTACTTCACGGAGATGCGCCCGACCGACCTCTTCGATGCCCTGGAGTTCTGGGGCAAGGTCAGCGGCAAGATGCTCCGCGAGTGGGGTATGGACCCTACCGAGGTGCCGGATGAGATGCGTGAGTACGACGCGAACGTCTGGATGGTGGGTAACTACATCATCAAGGCGGTGCTAAACTACGACCCGCTGGGCGAGAAGCCCTACGCCAAGACCTCCTTCATCAAGACGCCGGGTGCCTTCTGGGGCCGTGGCATCCCCGAGATCATCGAGGACTTGCAGAACGTCTGCAACGCGGCGGCGCGGGCTCTGGTGAACAACATGGCGGTGGCGTCCGGCCCGCAGGTTGAGGTGAATCTCGACCGCATCCCGCCGAACGAAGACATCACCCAGATG